GTCACGTCTTTAAGGGCTATCTTACAACCAATTCATACTGCTTTGGATCAGCCATTAAGCCAAAGCAGGTGGTGTGTTAGCGACGCGACCGCCAACACAAATTTACGCCTCACCTAGATCGTAATCTAACATTAATATTCGCGCAACCACCCGGTTACGCAAATTCCTACCGTATGTCAGATTATCAATTTCTCTGTACAAATCGGCGATGTCTCCATGACATAATTGGTCCCCAACCATTCGTGCATTTACGAAATATCGCTCGAACAAGCACTCATCGCTAACGATCAGCACGTCCGGTGACACCTCGTACTTGTATGCCATATCCCCTTGTATTTTTGAAATGATACGTCTTGCATATTTGGCTGGCATGCCTATATTAAATCTCCTACGCATGTGATCCAAAAATGGATTTTTAACACCGCAAGTCATGCCATCACCAAACATGCCCATCAATATCTGTCCCTGTTGATACAAGGCCCTGTCAAAGACTGGCATACTTCTTGGTCCGATAAAGTCACCCGACTTACAGACACCAAATCCACGAAAAAAGGGTCCCAAGTTTATCAATGGTGCATATTCACCGTTCGACATCATTACCGGTGAGTGTTTCAAGAACTGCCATTGCGTCGGCTCTTGACTCACATCCGGTCCTGTAGTTACTACGTATCCACATTCCTCCACAGCTTGCATTAACTCTGATCCATCCTTGGGTTTGCGTGCGCATACGGCAATGAAGATTAAATAGTTAGCTAAATTGTTTATAGCCGTCGTTAACGTACTCCCCGATAGAAGTACGTAGTCGAGCAATTCTATAACTATTTTCCGTGACATATTCCTACCAAACAAGTTAACTTTACCAATACACTGATCGATTAACACTTGTAAGAGACCATGATCTCCTTCAAACATATCTCTCAGCAGATAAAATAAATGTTTGGTGTGTGACATGTCACACTTTGAAATATCCACGCAAAATACTCTATGATAATGCTTGTCTCCATCCTTATAACTAATGCTAAAGATCGAGTCGTCACTAAACAAATATGCACTAACATCGTAATCTCCAAATGTTGGAACCATGTCATCAAAAACTTGCTTCAATGCGGCATGACTGACTGACTTGACAAAAGTGCACTTACTAGTACCAAAATAATACGGATGTGTCGACATGAACAATTTGACTGCTTCCATAATCACTGCTCCATGCAGTGATTCAGAACAACCTAAGTCACCGATACACCGTGGTATTTTTCCGTTTTTAGCAAATTCAACTAATTTCAATTTAATCCGTGTCATATATCTACCCCATTTCTGTTCCAACCATTTACCACTAACAAACGCTTCCCTAGCTGCTTCAATACGGAGATCCCTCTTGATGTGTGCCTTCCATGCATTCATCAAGTTCTCCCATGCTGCATCATAATAACACCCGTTATTAAACACAAACTGCTGTGCGTACTCTATCAACTCAGCCCTGTAAATGGATATGAATGACTTCTGATTGTCGCGTAATCTATCGTCATATTCATCATCCATCAACTCGTCAGCTCCGTTCTTCACACGTCTACCCAGACAACGACCGAACAACGCAGCTGACAAATTAACATCGCTGTTTCTATAAGTAACACCCTGGTGTGGCACGGGAAATGCCAAACCTTTATAGCTCCTGTCCACATAATCCTCCTTAAAATCAATAGATTGACCATCAACATCAATCCATTGGTTTCCAGTGACTATCTTGAACAAGTTACCTCTGATTGGTACAATCTTCGGCTTATAATCTACACCCAACATGCGTAAATTATGGCTGGGGGCTATCCCCTCCCAGCCCGTTAGTAGTTTAACCCGTGAGTCTCGGTCGTTTGGGACTTGCTGACGACGCACAACGCGAACTTAGTGTGATTCAACACTAACTGATTTATGACTATCATACATGTATTAAGCATGTAATCGGTGTTAGCCACTGCGAACAACGCCGGGTATTCGGACCGAATAACCTGACGTATCGTCACCAATGCTCCACTTGTAACGCTACCGTTGCCGGTAACTAATGTTTTGAATGAACATTGTTTAATCGCAAAATCAATCACGTTGATGTACGCGTAATCTTCACCTGACGTCACAAACCCGGCGGATAATGCCAAATTGTAATTCATGCTACTGCTTACATTCCCGGTGCGCGTCCGTTCGCCGACATGAGACAAATCGCTCAAATCAACATCCCAAAACCATCTAAAGGAAGTCTCACGGCCGATTGTGACAGTTTTACCACCGCCAAGTGTTTGGACATTTGACACTGCGCCGCACGTCGCCAGTCCGACAACATCCTTAAAGTACTCCAAGTAGCTCCGCTGGACGTTTTGTGTGTACAATATAGTACACAACCGTAAAACGCCAATATCGCCTAAATCTTGGTGTATCTTAAGGAATCCTGTCGGCAACTCACTATACAACTCGCGCGGAGTGCGCGTAAAATCATACTGTGAATTAGCTGTTGGTGCATGCAATGTAGTGCACTCAGTTGACTCATCAACCTCGGCGTCAGAATCACCCTCATCCACAACACCATCATCAACCCATTCGACACGACTTGTGTCGACATGGTCTGTGACAGTGTTGTTGAACGTTGGCACTAACGCTGAGACATCTGTTCCGATGAATGCGGCACTGCTGTCTAGTGTCGATAAGACTAAATCCATAATCTCACTAAGCTCTGTTTCTGTCATCGACTCCGAACTACCATCAATATCGACAAATGCATCCAGACCCACAGAATTAACTGGTAGATTTTGATCTGGCGCTTCGTCTGCATCACGTTCAACATCCAAGTTGATGTCCGCGTCAAGTTGATCTGACGTAGACCGCTCTGCTATTGATGGTAACTGGTGCCAATGTTCGGCTCGGCATGACTCACTAATATCTTCACAACGTACAAAACATATGTTGCGATCATTCATAACTTTCTGGACCAACCGTCGTTCGGCATTTGGGTTTCCCTCAGATCGTCCACTGTTATGCTTAGGTTCACCTGGGTGATAATGGGCCACTCGACCAAAAGAACAACATCCGCGAGCCCCGCGAATAGTTTCTTTTGTATGCGGCCCAATCTCGCACCTAATGTATTTCGTTCGTTGTTTAACATTGTCGACAGAGTGACTGGGTTTGCCGAAACCTAAACTCTTATTCTCACTAGTGTTGGCAGGAGATTTTGTCGACATTGCTTTGATATTAGTCTTGCCTTTGTTACCACTACTATTATTATTAAATTTAATATTGTTATTACTCTTATGTTTATGTATATTATTATTATTAGATTTACCATTATATCGCGCCGATGGTCCATCACCAGTCACGTCACCACTGTACCCTTTACCAAAAAGCCTGAAGCCAGGCACAATCTGGCAACAATGCATTCGTGCCACATTATTAAATCCGTAAAACATGTAGTCATCACACGAACTTTCTTCACCATGCCACGCAAGCGGCATTATGTCGAATGGTGTGAACAACTTCATGAATTCGCTCTCAAACAACAAACATAACATGTTGTATGTGGCTGTGCCAGGCCACATTTCACGCCATCTGTCGAAATTGAGCTCCGACACGCGTAATATCTCAGTCGTTACATTTGGTACGTGAAATTCGATGAGGTAATATTCGGAAACATGACCTAACCGCATCACGAACTGTGATATAACACCACGTGTGGCATGTGGCAATTGTCCGCGCTGGTGCATCAAATGTGCGATACCTGCAGTGATAACTCGTAATTGACGTAGCACTACAAACAAATTGTCAAAAGTTTTACTATGTATTGTGAATCGTTCCATATAATGGGCTTGGTCTTCCATTCCACAATACGTGTACATACAATTGGCATGTGCCTGCTCGCAATATGCGAATTTACCCTCCGAACAAAATAACATTTCAATAACGTATCGCATCTCCACGACACAATCGCTTGAAACTTTATTTAATTTGCCAAACCTTGCCACACGTTCCTGGGAAACTCTATATGATTGTAATAATGAAAAACACTGCTTAACGTTAATCCCGTCAGCAGACGAAGTATGTACAATGTGTGCAATTCTGTCTAACTCTACCAAAGGGTTGATAATATTCATTTCGACTACTGTCGCGTGATTCCACACTTGGCGAAAGTCTCCACGAATGGAAACCTCGCCAAAACAAATACACGCGGCTTGATGAGGTAAACTACGGACTACTCTATAAACTACACTATAATCTACATAAAAAATTACTAAACCGGCACAATCTGTGCCTTGTGTGGCCATACCGGCCGTATCACCCTCCCCACGAACACATAAGACACTCATCAAATCTGGTGCGTATATTGTCATGCTCATCTGTTTCGTAAATTAAAATAGATGAACCGACATATACGACCAGATATCAACAAGTGTCGTTTACGGCGCGGTGATGGCTATGTGTGGAAACCATCACCGACCGGGAAACGACAAAGATTAACATCTGGGTCGTACCGGGGCACTTATCAGACAGGGTATAAGCCTGTCGTTACGTTCTCCTACATTGCGTTCAATGTTCCACCCCAATGGGACAGCACGGCACTCAAGGTACGTTTTCAACTAGTTCGTACCACCGAAACATGACATCTTTACTCTGTGTCAGTACCAGGTGAACCACAATAATGGCTACAACTATAGCATTTAATCGCCCGGTGCATCATGTACGGTTTGAGGTGAGTGATCATTTCAACCACTCTGCTTTCATGGTGTTACGCAACAATTCGACCCAAATTAAATGATGGTGGCATCAATAATGTATATGGGACCCCGAAGTCTTGTTCGGAAGTGGCCATTCGCGGTAGGCTCGCGAGATTACAATACTACGACAGCGCATACTTACCTTTCTGCCTGAAGACCGTGCATTATTTTACGAGGCTGCAACCCCTCAACTACATGTGTTATATATAACACTTCCCATGTAGATGGGCCCCAAACTGGGAAGGTTCCTTATTTATGTCATCGCGCTAGGAGAGCGCTGTCCAAACTATGCACTTAAAATCGGGATGAAAACGACAGTGACCTAGTACGTTGGTGTTCGGCTGGTGGAGGTACTTTGAAGTCCTCATCATCCGAATCTGCAACGTGTGTAGGTAGCACTAACGAATCCATACCAGTGTCATGTGCACAGACGGTGCTGTCAATACCCATATTCTTATGATCCGACAATGTCAAACCATGTCTACTTGCCAACAATCGCAACAGGGCTCTCTCATCGTCATGATCCATAGCTTCCGCTTGGTGACGTTGAGTAAATGTGCGATTCATCAACATAGAATTGGAATAATTAGGTTTAACGCTGGCCGGTGCAACCCCTGCTGGAACTGTGTACGGCACATAGGTGGGAGTGCCGGACGAACTGGTGTTCTTTATAAGGGTCATGTTGACCTGCGTGGTGTATTGATTAGCCCCGGTGCCGCCAATAACTATGCTGGTATTATTGTTATACGGTGACGATGGCATTATCTCAAACCCCGGATTAGATCCGGAAACTGTGACATACCATGTGTACGTGTATGAAATAAATCCATTTGTGTTGGTTGTGACGGACTGTGCATTGACAGTTTGTGCAGACAAGCCTGTTGTTCGGACTGATGTAATTTCACCGTTTAAGGCCTGTGGTAATGCCAAAGAATATGGGTCATAATTGGCTAATGAACAATTAACGTTGCCGGAAATTGTGAATGAAGGCGTACTCTTAATCTGCACAGCTGTACCATACGCAGGCTGAACGCCTGCGGTGACTGGCACACCCGGTGGAATTGTAGCAGTTGGCACCACTACCTTACCGGTAATTGTAAGCTGTACTAATATACCATTTCCTGCCTCCATATTAGCTAACTCAACGATCAACACTGTTTGTCTGGTTGACCCAGAGTCTGTCATAGATCTAACAGAAAACAAAGGTTTCCCTGAACCATTCAACGACACTGGAGTGAACCTGCCATTAAAATTAATCGATGAGCGACCCAACCCCGTGGGATACTCAAACGGACTTAAGAAATTTCCGACACTGTTATTAATTGGATTTCCGGCCAACAAACATGAACCGCCTGCTGGCAACTCATAAATTGGCTGTACTAACTCAATATCAAACGATATCCACAATTGTCCCAATACAGAACCAGGTGTGTAAGAACTCGGGAGACCTTTCGTGGCGAGTGTAATGTCAACAAAATCGTATGTCGCTGGATCTATCACAATATTGCGGTTGTTCCTGACATAATAATAATTGTAAGACTGTGTCGCACATTCGACTCCGTACATTAAACAGTGATCTGGTCTTGCCATAATCGAATCCGTACTGTTCTCCAATTCAATCGGGCTTTGAAATGGAGCCTGCAACACATTATATTGTGCAGCAAACATAACGTATCCCATAGCTGGCGTTTGGTTGTACGGTGACGTAGTAGATACAAATTCGAAAACTAAACCGTGAAATTTATATTGCTCAAATAACTGTGCTAGATTACTCAGCCAAGGGAAAATAGTAGAATCACCAGGATTGACGGTAAACACCATCGGGTTGAACTCCTGACCATTATCAGGTGCCAATATGTCCATAACGTACTCCCGATGCGAAACTCTGATCGAATTTCCGTCGGTATGCATTTTCGGTATGGATAAGGCGTTACCGCTAGCCATCTCACCGGTCGGCTTCTGTTTAAATAAGGAATTGGATGTTGGTGTTCCGCCAATGGCGTAAGCACCGCTTCCACTTACCTTGTTCAATAGAAACTGGGCGAGACCTTTCGCAGTGTTCTTACTCCCGGGTACCATTCGGTCGGCTAGTGATCCTGCACCATTGATTATCATACTCCTAGTGTCTTTGTTCTTTAGCGCCGTTTTCACAGCGTTCTTGGCCATGGACGCCATATCCTTAATGGAATATGCGCCGGAGCCAGCAAGAACTTTAACTTTTGGTTTCTGATTTCCTGGCTGTTTTGTCTTTGTTTGTTTGTTTTTCCTGGGCATGGTAAAGTCCGCCCCGTCACATGGGTCACAAAATACAATGGGAGCTGTGTGGCATTACCAATGCCACTTCCATTGTTCCTTCCACCCGTAGTACCTAAACTATATAAAACATGTATCGATGTAAATAAATGTATTTGGTGCCACAAATTGTGACACATCTTCCTAGGATTTACATGCTTTGTACGTATAACCACTTGACGTCCAGAGTCAATTGTGGCATTTAATTACATGTGAGTGCACATCCACCCACAATAAGCATCATGAAGACCGCGAACGAGCAATCGAACCCTCTTCCGAGGTACACCGCATCTTCAATTTCGTATCTCTGCATTGTATATAGTGATAACCATGTAACATATTTAAACCTCTCGGCGGGGGCAGACCGCTGGTGTCTTTCGCAGTCAGTCACCAGTCCTGGTACGCTCAATTAAGGTAGAGTTCCCCTCGCTATGCGGAACGGTTTGATTACTGGGTTCCGACTCCAGTGGCAAATGCCCACGGTGGCAGTGATTCGCGTAAAGTTGCACTGTATGCACGACTCAATGATCAGTGCTGTGCTACTACATGCTATCTCCGATTTAACCAGGCACCGGGTGGTTTCACACCACACAACTCAACGATTCCCTCCTGGGCCAGTAATCGAGGGAAAGACAAC